TGAACGCCTGCGCTGGGACAAGGGACGGCCCGACACCGCCGCCTATCATTGCGAGGGGTGCGATAAACCGATCGCAGAGCATCACAAGACGCAGATGCTGGAACGCGGGGAATGGCGGGCGACGGCAATATCGGCGGATCCGCATTCCATCGGTTTCCACATCTCGGCGCTCTATTCGCCACTGGGCTGGAAAAGCTGGCAGCAGATCGCGCGTGAATGGTTAGCAGCGCAAGGCTCGGAAGAGATGCTGCGCGCCGCGCGCAACACCCTGCTGGGCGAAACTTGGGTCGAGAGCGGCGATGCGCCGGAATGGCAGCGGCTGGCAGAGCGCCGCGAAGCCTATGTCGGGGCGCAGATCCCGATGGGTGGGTTGTTCCTAACGGCTGGCGTCGATGTGCAGAAGGACCGGATCGAGGTCGACGTCTGGGCTTGGGGTCGTGGTTTGGAGTCCTGGCTGGTCGATCACATCGTCATCGCCGGTGGACCTGACGATCCAGCCTGCTGGGACAAACTCACTGCCCTGCTCGGCCGCACTTGGGCCTGCGCCAATGGCGCGGTGATGCTGATCGGCAAGCTCGCCATCGACACCGGCTATGAGGCCCCAGCCGTCTATGCATGGGCGCGGAAACAGGGCTTTGATCAGGTCTCGCCGATCAAGGGCCTGGAAGGCTTTAATCGCGCGACGCCGGTGTCAGGGCCAACCTTTGTGGATGCCACCATCGGCGGCAAACGTCTGCGCCGGGGCGCGCGGCTTTGGTCTGTGGCAACGGCGACGTTCAAAACCGAGACCTATCGCTTTCTGCGGTTGGAACGCCCCTCGGACGAGGACCGGGCGCTGGGCGTCTGTGACGCGCCCGGCACCGTGCATCTGCCCGACTGGATCGACACTGAATGGCTGAAGCAGCTGGTGGCCGAGCAGCTGGTCACGGTGCGCAACAAGCGCGGCTACAGCCACCCCGAATGGCAAAAGATGCGCGAGCGCAACGAGGCGCTCGACACCCGCGTCTATGCCCGGGCGGCGGCCTGGATTATGGGCGCCGACCGTTGGGACGAAGCGACCTGGCGGCGGCTGGAAGCGCAGGCCGGGGTGGAAACCCGTCCGACTACGGGACTGGTCACATCGGTTGAACCCGCCGCACCAACCGCGCCGAAAGCCGGAACACCAACAACGCCACGGCGAAAACGCCGGGCATACACACCGAACTTCATGAGGGAATGACATGGATCTGGAACGGATGCGCGCGCTTTTAGCCGCGCTGCAAGAGGCGAGGTATGCTGGCGTCCGGTCGGTCAGCTATGACGGCAAGTCAATCAACTATGGCTCGGACGCGGAACTTGCCAACGCGATCAGTGATCTGGAAGGTCGGATTTCAACCGCCACCACCGGCACGCCACGCCGCCGCCGCTGGGGCACCGTCGCCTCAAAGGGTCTGTGATCCATGGCGTTCGAGGCCTTTCGCCAGCGCATCGGCTCGATCATCGGCGGTTTCGATGCCGCGCAGGCCCACCGTCGCCTGCGCGGGTTCCGCGCCAGCCGCGCCCATGTGAACACGCTGATCGCGGCATCCGGCGATACGATCACCGCCCGTGCGCGCTGGCTGGTCCGCAACAACGGTTATGCAGCGAATGCGGTGGAAAGCTTCGCCAGCAATGTGGTGGGCGATGGCATTAAGCCGTCGTCGACCATCGCCGACGCAGCCAAGAAGGAAGAGTTGCAGACGCTATGGCTGGCCTGGACCGATGATGCTGACGCAGAAGGGTTGACGGATTTCTACGGTTTGCAGCGCCGAGCCGCCCGCGAGGTGTTCCTGTCAGGCGAGGTCTTCATTCGCATCCGACCGCGCCGGGCCGAGGACGGCCTGACCGTGCCCCTGCAATTGCAGATGCTACCTGCGGAAATGCTGCCGCTCGACATGAACCGCACCCTACCGGGCGCGGGGCTGATCCGGCAGGGCATTGAGTTCGATGGCATCGGTCGCCGCGTCGCCTATCATTTTCTGCGTCGCCATCCTGGTGATCTGACCGACCCCGGCCTCACCAATGAGACTGTCCGTGTGCCCGCCGCAGATGTGATCCATGTGCTGGATCCGGTCGAAGCGGGCCAACTGCGCGGCGTTTCGCGCTTTGCCGCCGCCATCGTGAAGCTGTTCACGCTGGATCTCTACGACGACGCTGAGTTGGAGCGGAAGAAAATCGCGGCGATGTTCGCGATGTTCATTACCTCCCCCGCGCCCGAAACCCCACTGGAACCGACCGAGGAGGACCTCGAGGTTGAACCCGGCCAGGTGGTGCGACTGGATCCCGGCGAGGATGTCTCGACGCCCGCCACCCCGGATTCTGGCGGCACCTATGAGCTGTTCCAATACCGAACCTTGCTGCAAATCGCGGCGGCGCTGGGCATCCCCTATGGCTATCTGACGGGCGACACAGCGAAGGGCAATTTTTCGAACTCGCGGATATCCCTGATCGAATTCCGCCGTCGGATATCCGCTTGGCAGCATGGGGTGCTGGTCTACCAGCTCTGCCGCGCGGTCTGGGTGCGATGGATGGACACCGCCGTGCTGTCAGGTGCCCTCGATCTGCCGGGCTATGACAGTCAGCGCCGCCAATTTCAGGCCTGCGCCTGGTTGCCCACGAAATGGGACTGGATTGACCCGATGAAGGACGCCTCGGCCGAGATCCTGCAGATCGAAGCGGGCCTGAAATCGCGAACCCAAGCGCTGGCCGAGCGTGGTTACGACGCCGAACAGGTGGATCGGGAAATCGCGGCCGAGCGCAAACGCGAAGCAGCGCTGGGCCTCGACTTCCGCCGTCCGGGATCTCCGGCGCAGGGGCCCGGCGAAGGTGACGCAAAAGACGCGGGTCAAGACAGCGGCAACGACGACCAGGCCGACGATACCGCTGATGAAAAACCCGACCCCAAGGAGGGCGTATGATGCACCACGCGCAAATCGCCCAGCGCGCCTTCAACACGCCGTTGATGGTGGACCCAGCCAAGGCGCTGGCCTTCCTGTCCGGAATGGGTCCGCGCATTAGTGGGCAGGAAATCACCTTCCAAGGGCTGGAGGTGGAAGCCGCCGACCAAACTGCCGCCAGCCTACCCGCCCGGACTTCGCTGTTCGGCAATGACCTCGCCCAGCGCAACCAGCGTAACGGTAGCCAGCCCTTCGCTATGATCGACGGCATCGCCGTCATCGAAATCGCTGGGACTCTGGTCCATCGCGGCGCATGGATCGGACAATCCTCGGGCCTGACCTCCTATGAGGGAATCGCGGCCCAGCTTCAGGCGGCGCTGGCCGACCCAGCCGTTCGCGGCATCGCACTGGACATCGACAGCTTCGGTGGCGAGGTCGCTGGCGCCTTCGATCTGGCGGATCGCATCCGTGCGGCGCGAGCACAAAAGCCGGTGCAGGCGTTTGTGGCTGAACATGCCCTGTCAGCTGGCTATGTTCTGGCATCCCAAGCCGACCGGATCATCCTGCCGCGCACCGGTGCAGTGGGCAGTATCGGCGTCGTGGCACTGCACACGGATATGAGCGGTGCCTTGGATCAAAAGGGCATCGCGGTCACGCTGATCCACGCGGGCACGCACAAGATCGATGCCAACCCATATCAGCCACTGCCCGAGGCCGTGCACTACCAGATGCAGCGCGAGTTGGAAGTAGTCCGCTTTCTCTTCGCAGAAACGGTCGCCGCCGGTCGTGGCGAACGTCTGACGCAGACGGCGGCGCTGGCCACCGAAGCCGCAGTGTTTCGCGGGGCCGAAGCCATTGCCAGCGGTCTGGCCGATGATCTTGCCGATCCCATCACCGCATTCCGCACCTTCGCCGCCGCACCCCGCGGCACAACCTCCCCCAGCAGAAAGGGTCCAACGATGACCACCACACCCACCGGCACCCCGAACCCGACGCCAGTTGCCGCAGCACCAATCGCAACTGAACCGACCATCGCAGCAGCCACGATCACCCCAGACGCTACCACGATGACTGTCGACGCCGTGCGCGCCGAGGCGGCCGAGGTGGCGCAAGTCTGTGCTCAGGCCGCCCGACTGGGTGTGTCCATCGACGCTGCCGACGCGGTATCACGCGGGTTGAAGCCCGAAGCCCTGCGCGCCCGCGTGTTGGCCGACCTCGCCGCCCGCAGCGATGCGGCTGGCATCATCGCCACCGCCCCAGCCGCAGCTGCCGCCAAAGACAGCCCGATCATCGCAGCTGCCAAAAAAGCTGCGACCGACGCCAAGCGCTGAACCTGCGCCAATCCCCTATCCCCCAACACATGGAGACTGACCAATGCCCGTCCTGACGGAACAACCCAGCATGGGTGATGTCCTCAAATATGAGGTCAGCCCAAACTACACCCGCGAAGTGATCACCTTGCTGCAAGGCATGCCCTACCCCCTCGGCGCGGTCTTGGGCCGCATCACCGCCAGCGGCAAATACAAGCTTGCCACCAGTGGCGGCAGCGACGGCGCGCAGACCGCGACGGCTGTGTTGCTCTATGCCGTCGATGCCACGCTGGCCGACGCCACCGGCATCGTCGTTGCGCGCGGCCCCTCGATCGTCTCGCGCGCGGGTCTCGCCTATGACGCCACCGTCGATGACGGCGCGAAGATCACCACCAAGATCGGCCAGCTTGCCGCTGTCGGCATCATCGCCCGCGACGGCGTCTGACGCACGACCTCTAACCTGTGTCGTCGCCACCCCCTTCCCCCCACATCCCCGGAGCACCCCATGACCCTTGTCCGCAATCCCTTTGACGCTGGCGGCTATTCGCTGGCTGAGATGACGCAGGCCATCAACATCCTGCCCAACCTTTACACCCGCCTTGGCCAGATCGGCCTCTTCCGATTTGAGGGCGTCAGCCAGCGGTCCGTCATCATCGAGCAATACGAGGGCGTGCTCAACCTGCTGCCCTCGGTGCCCTTGGGCGGCCCGGCAACGGTTGGCACCCGCGAGGGCCGGTCGATGCGCAGCTTTGCCCTGCCGTGGATCCCGCATGATGATGTGATCTTGCCGGGCGACATTCAGGGCCAACCCGCGCTGGGCGTGTTCGATGGTGCCGACCCGCTGGTCGAGGTGATGAACCGCAAGCTGCAGTTGATGCGCCGCAAGCATGCCCAGACCCGCGAATACATGGAGATGAATGCCCTGCGCGGCATCGTCAAAGACGGCGCTGGC